CGTTTGGTTGTTATATCCGATGCCGAGAATAGTACCACCGCCTTTTACGCCACCTGCACCACCGGAACTGTTCTGGAAAGCTCTGGTATATGTGTGAGTATGTGCAGGAATCTGCGCGGTAGTTAGTGTATGATTAGCTACATTACCGCTAACAGAACCAGTTACTGTTGTGCTACTGACTGAGCCAGAAACGCCTTTATTCGCGAATGCAGTCGTAAATGGTTGAGTACCTCCCGTAGTAACAGAGCCAGAAACAACTCGAAAAGCTTTATTATTGTGATCAGTTCGTTTAGTCCAGCCCGTCGGCGCGGTCGTTTGATGAAATAGTGCTACTGTGCCAGCAGGTAGATACTGCCATGCACCATTAAATTGTGAGCCTGATACAACACCACTAGCAGACATATTCCCAGTTACAGATAAACCAGCAGTACAATGCCACAAACCAGCATTAGTACTATATGCCGACCAACCGCCAGCGGCATTTAAGAACCCTACATTATTGGAATTACAGTGTATTCTTCTGGTAGTTTCGTCTGTGTCTGTCATGTATATATCAGACGACGTTCCGGCGCCTACCGTTAAAGCTCCTGATATAGTCTTAGCACCAGCAGTTAAATTCGTTGCTGTTGTAGCATTACCACTTGTGTTTTGGTTACCAGAAGTATTTACTCCAGGTAGATTGATTGATGCTGTTCCATTAAATGATACACCACCAATATTTCTAGCAGTTTGCAATCTAGGAGTAGTAGTAGCAGTAGTAGCATTACCAGACAGTGCGCCAACGAATGTTGTTGTAGTTAAAGCATTTGTAGATGCATTATATGTAAGGCCAGTATCAGTTTTGATTGCTTGCGCACCAGTTGCAGTATTAAAGAACGCAATATAAGCTGACGTATCGGCACTTGCTGCTGGAATAATTGTGTCTGCTTCAATCGCGCCTGCTAACGTACCAGTTACAGTTACGTTACCGACAGTCAAAGTTCCTGAGATATCAGCAGCGCCATTAATGTCTAATCCAGTCGCAACGGCCGTTCCTGTAACAGTAACACCAGTATTAGTTGTAGCTAGTTTTATGACATTGTTATAGTGAATATCTACTCTATCACCATTATAGCAATTTATAAACGCTGCACTATTACCAGCATTTGTTAACTGAAGATTAGTTCCACCAAGAATAAGATTTCCAACACCTTGATCTAGAATGTAACTATTAGTACCATTATGATAAATCAGTAAGTCAGAACTATCACCAAGTTTAATAATATCACTATCACCCATAATCAGATGACGACTAACAGTTAAGTCTTGGCCAATTGTTACATCATCAGGGAGTGAAAGAGTTACACCAGCAGTTTCACTACCGCTGCCACTTACAGTTATTTCATTTGCTGTTCCTGCGATAGTCGCAATATAATCGCCAGTCGTTTCTGTACCCAGTATGATACCATTATTCTTAACAGTAACTACACCAGATGATACTAAGAAATTGTCTGCGCTGAATGATGCAATACCTTTTACAGAGGCTGTGGCATTGTTTAGTGCAGATGTAGTTACCGTAGTTACAAGGCCTTGTGCGTCAACAGTTACAACAGGGAATGCTGATGCACTGCCATATGTAGCAGCAGTAACACCAGAGTTTTCTAGCATCACACCTTTAATAGTGCTGTTTGTTATTGCATTATTGGCGTGTAGTTTACCATTCGCACCGATAATAGTGTTGCCTGTAGACAATTTAATTTTAGCGGGTGCAGTAAGAGAAATGTCGGCCGTCGTAGTTAGTTGAGTAGATACTGTTCCGAGAAATTGGATATCATCAGTCGAAGCATTACCAAGAACAGTGTTGCCTGTAATGTTTAAAACTTCATATGCGGCCGTTGCACCTACTCCGCTAATGCCGCCAGGAACTAACAGTGTGCCACTAACAGTAACATTCGTATCAAATACAGAGTTACCTACAACTTGGATATTTTTACCAATCTTCATACTTCTCGCTACTTCAAGATCAACTCCAGTAGCTACTGTTGCTGTTTGCACACCCAATTTAGTGAATGTTGCTGTACCTTCAGTGTGTTGATTAGCGAAATTACCTTTCATGGTAATCGTATCGGCAGTTGCATTACCAAGTGTTACATCACCGTTGAATGTCCCTGTACCTGATAGAGTTATTCCGTTAGCAGATATTGATCCACGACTACTAATAGTAGCCATATTTGTATTTGCAGCATTGTTGATATTGAGATTACTATCGCCAACGTTATCTGTTAGCTGAATGATAAGATCATCATCACCAGCAACAGAATCAGTTCCAGCATATACATGAAATCTATCAGCGCCACTATTACCTCTACCTGCAAGAATAAGATGCGGAGAATCTCCTCCAACACTAAAAGTAGAATTGGCTCCACTTAAAACGATGTGCGCAGAATTAGATGATAGGTCTGTAATGTCTCGGAGAGTAAGCGATTTGAATTGTGGATTATCTGATGCGGCCCCAGCCCCTAGGCCAGCAGTGCCTGCAACTCTGAGAAACTGTCCTACAGTACCACCGGATACGATAACACGATCAATAGAACCCAGATTAACACGATCAACACCAGCAGTCTCAAAATCTACGTTGCCCGTAAACGTAGTATCTGAAGAAACAGTAAGTGTTGTACCAGTTACGGAAGTATTTGAAGCAATAATAATAGCACCACTTTTTCCAGCGGTACCCATTGCAGCGTTGCCGCCTCTAATGGTGTCAGTTCTCAACTCTACCGCAGAAACAGTTCCCTTAACGTGAGTGTTACCAGTTACAGCTTTACCTCGTGCAGAACTACCTGCGCGAAAGACAGTAACAGCATTGTTGCTTATAACTGTAGCAGCTAGATTAGTATTCAGTCTCCAACTATTAAAGCTGTCAGTTAGATTTGTGTTTGAAACTGCGACAGTCATCTTTTATCCCTTATTGATTAATTCTTTAAGCATAGACTTTATGTCGCCTATATCATTTTCCATTCTATCAATTCTATTTTTTTGGTCAATATCTTTTTTTCGCTTTTGCTTATATGCGCTTAAAGAGTCCATATTAGTGTTTAAAATAGCTCCAGTTTCTTTATCTTTAACTAAATCCTGCTCACCTTCAATCTTGATATATTTTGCCATATTAAATCTGCAATGCAATTGCCCTCATATTTTTAACTGTTGGTACAACATTTGTGCCAGTGCTTGTCATAACGATCTTAATAGAAAATGTCTTAAATCCATTATATACTCCACCAGAGCTATCTTCGTATGCAACAATATTGCTATCAGAACTATTTAGTCTAGCAAAAGTATTTGCTCCAGCAGTTCCTAGGAAGTTCTGACCGTCAGTGTTAGCACTAAATCCATATTCATATTCTTTATGATCATTAACATTAATGCTATCAGAAATCACACTATCTGTTGTAACCTTTGTCAATAGAGAATAAGATTTATCTTTGAATGGTTCACCATCTTCGTTGTTCAACACTTTAGCATACACAGCGATATCTGTGCCTACAGGTTTATATGCAGTGACATAGACCACTAAATCTTCAGCATCATTATCTTTACCAAGCACGATTGGCTTAGTAATATATCGCATCAATGCATTACCAACTTCTTTATCTTCTTCTGTTGAAAGGTTATTAATCACATTCTCAATAAGAATAGCAGATGCTTTACCCACATGAATTACAGGAGACGTTTTGTCATTAGTCGTGCTAAGTGTTCCTTTAACAACATAAGACTTTTTATTACCCTCAACAGTATTTAACGTAGTTTCATTTGTTTTAGAATACATTTTCTTCTCAGCATCTCTAAAGAAATTCTCTTTACCTAGATTGATGTTGATATAGCTAGATGAAATGACGCCAGACGAAGAAGTTTGACGTAAGCCCCAGGCTGAAGTTGTGTCTTTATAATTCATCACAGGAACTTTAGGTACAGTCATGCTTATGATAGCATTATCTGGAGTTGTCGTGACTATGTGTGCAGTATGACCGCTCTTTTGGCCACGTACATATCCGTTAGCAAAGCTACCGGTCGAACTTGTCAATCGCAGTTTAAGCCCACCTTGGTCGTAATGATCAACAATACCACTTGATGTATTTGCTGACCAGGTTTTAGTGTTTCCTACGTGTGTGGCACCTCGATACAGAACGCCTTGTAGAGCGGTCGTATTTGCGAATGAACCATAAGAGTCGAGTTTAACAATAATATTATTAGCGGCTGTAGAGACAATCTGTCGTATTACACCATTAGCATAAAGCTGTGTGTTAGCTGTTGCTATTTTAGCATCACGGTTCTGAATAATATCTCCAACAGCAAAAGTTGTAGTATTAGTATTGGCAAACACTAGGACAGATTCGGCTGTAACTTTCTCACCAACGTTAAATCCAGGACCAGATATGCTATCGATAGAGAACATATCTAAGTCTTCATTTTCCATATAGACTGTTCCAGTACTAGTAGAAAACTTAGCACGATAGAGATTAAACTTGAGGTCTTCTTTTTGATGTGTAGTCCAAGTTCTATCATTAGAAGAAGTCATCATCACACCACCAGCAGGAACTTTATAAACCCCTTCTAGAGTGTCTACATCTGTGGCGCCTAGTTCAGCACACCACAAAGCATAATCTGCACAGTTACCACCCGGCCGGACGATCAGAGCATATTCTTCACCGTTCTTTAGGTATACTGGACTATCAAACGCGAATGTAGTTGCATTTGTGGCTACTGTAGTGCTGACGTTTACTGCTGAAGCTTGCAAAGTTTTTTGTCCGAAAGGAACAATGTTAGGTGTAGGTATTCCATTACCCATTTCTCTTAGTTCTACAGTTACACCAAATGTTGGTGATTTCTTACCGAAGAACAGATCAACTTTAGTAGCGAATATACCTTCTGAAGTATCATTAGTCTGGACTAGGAATGTTTGAGCTAGTGGATCCATAGGCGGTGGCGGTGCGGCAACCGTATTTGTGCGAGAAGGCCCAGCATCTATAGTACGCTCTCTTGGATTTGCATCGGATGATGATACCTGAGGCGTTGTGACATTAACTGAAGTTCCGTGTTGTGTAAGTTCTAACGGAGTAGACATATATATCGCAGAACCTTCAGTTGTTACTAGAGTAGATTCTGTTTGTGTGTTTGCAATATCAACTAACTGGAACTTACGTTCACCAGAACGAAATCTTAGAATGTCATTGTTAGGTATACGGAAATTACCATATACAGTACCCGTTGCGTCTGTAGTTAATGCTGCCCCTTCAATACCAGTATTAGCAAACGCTGAATTAGTAGGTGTTACATAAGATGATACCAATTCATCATCAAAATATGCAAACAGCCGAGTCTCAGGCCTGAGACTATAGCCTGTAAATTGGACAAGTCGCGAGCGCATATAATCTCGAACTGCAACATTCGTAATCATGTTACCAATTTCAAAAGATTCTACAGAAGGACTTATTGATAATTCTTGGCCATGTCGTAATTGATCTTGTTGCGGTGTAATTGTTTCGTCTTGAACCCGCGCGCCAAGGTTGTCCCCCCAATCATCCCAACCCTGACTCGCATCGAATTCTTCATTGTATACCGGACCGAGTCCGGATGATACATCATATTGAGGACCAGAATTTTCCCAATCACCCCATAGGACACCATCATCGCCGCCTATAATATCAACTATACTAGCAATAGAATCATACATACCACTAAAATCAATCTGAACATCGGGTAGTTGTGTTACATCAGGTGTGTTATCAATTTCTGGATTGAGAGTAATCTTACCATTCCACACAAAACTTATTTCTTGCGCAGGATTTCTCAGCTTAGTTGCTTTGTCTTGTCTAATAAATGTTTCGTGAGTATAAGAAAGAGTGATAATATTACCAGTCTGTGTAACATTACTACCAGTCTGCGTAGTAGACTTTCTTAGCGAAACATCTTTACGTTTGAATACAGGCCGCAGTTGAGATTTGTTAATATCAATTGATGCTCGATATCCTTCAATATCTTTAGCTGCATTGTTGTGTCCATCAAAGCTATCTACAAAGAAACCATTTTTGAATCGATCCGCGCCAGTAGCATTGAAGATTTGTTTATTGTTAGACGCAGACTCAAGAGCATTGAGTGATACATAATACTCAAGATTTTTAACTCGACGAGCGACACCACGAAGATCCTTCATTGTGAAGCGTCGGTTATTTTTCAATCCAACTGAAGCTTCATAGTCAGTACGACCAGACTGCTTTGCTACATGTGGAGACAATGAGGGATAAACAGGTATTTTCAATGTTGCTAATGTCATAGCTTCATTAGTATCAGGCGGCGTTCTTGGAGTTAAGCTTGGTTCACCCGCTATAATAGCAACATCTCCCTGAGATGTTAGAATTATATTATCTCTGCGTGGTAGATAATATTGCACATCAGCTTGAAAGTTTTCATCAGGCGTAGGAACATATGAACCAGCAACGTTATCTTCTGCAATAGTTGTTAGTACTGCTGGATTTGTTGGCGCATCTACGCCGGCAGTGTTTGCATTAGGAGTAGCCGTTGCAGTCAGACGCGGCCTAAAATCTACAGCATTACGCAAATCAATCTTATTACCACTGGATGGTGAAGTATGAATAGGAATATCTTTTGTCATAATTGCTGCGGTATTCGATGATAATACATCATCGATAGGATATGAATCTACACTGAAGAAGCCTCGACCAGCCGATGTGTTTTCTGTGAAATAATCAAATTCTACAAGAAGGCCGTCACCAACAGCTAAGGACAATGAACTTGTGGTTTTCTTTCTGAGTTTTGAAGTACCATAGAACGAATCAGTTGCTCCAGTATCTAGAATAAAGTGTGAAGTCACATCTGTGCCAGTGCCGAATGTTACACCAGTATTAGAGCCTTTCCATACTTTACGAATCTTCATCGCATCAGGAACACCCAATGACCACGGACCAGTTCTAGCTGCTACATTATGACTACCTAAATTTAGATGCACATATTTGTTCTTATTGATTGTTTTGGAAGAAGCAACAGCAGAACTTCTAGTTACATTATAGTATATTTTACCAGTCCAGGATGCAGCGATGACTGGCCCGCCGATATCAAGTACTTTTGAACTACCGCTATTTGAACTATCACCGCTATCACCAGAGAAGTCAAAAATATGACCGGTAGGATATCTTTTTACAATAGTACTACTAGAAAGTGCGGCACTAAATGCAGCGTCAGTCGTTAATACAAGGTTACTTGCAATAGTAGCAACAATTCTTACTTGAGAACCAACAGTCGATACAATAACATCACCGACTTGTAGGTCTGTTAAAAATGATGTGCCGCTGCCCGTGACAGTTACACCACTAGAGCTAACTGTTCCTAATGAAACGGTATCAACATTTGTTACTGTCTGAATAATAAATTTCTTTCGATCAGTAGCAGATGTTACGCTATCAGAGAAAGCTTCAGTGCCACCAGTAGCAGTGTTAGCAATAGTTACTGTACCCTGTCTGTTGTTATCAGCATTGAACGTTATGACCGACGATTTACGAGTTACCCATTGCGTATCAACAGCATTAGCCGCATCTTTTAGCGTCTTAATTCCTTTCTGAGAGAAACTGAATAACAAATTATTAATATTAGTTTCTTTGAGTACAGCTTTACTAGACTCTAGAACACAATCAGCCAGAGCATCTGCGGTAGGCCCATTATAGTATAGAGATTTTACATCAGCAGAAAAACTCTTAGTAGAATTCATTTTAATATCGAATAGATACACTCGATATTGACCTGCACTAGTGCCCGCTGTTCCAGAGTGATATTCGAACCCCCGTACTTTTGCAGTACCAATTTGAGATCCTGGTGCCGAGGTAGCACCAAAAGTTCTAGAAGTGATTGCATTAGCAGCAGCACTTCGGAGAGAAACAGTTCTAAGAGCGCGGAAATCAAATGGTCCTACAGTCTCATCAACGATAACATAGTTACCAAATGATTGTGATATAGTTGCTGCATCTTTTGTCTCGAATGTCAGAGCTTTATCTACAGATAGATATTGTGATGCTACGGTCTCAAGTCTATAACCTTGAACATAACCAATACCAGCTTCAACTTCAACGACCAATTTGTCTGCACTACCCGATGGTGTGCTATTAGCATTATATCGACCTAGATTATCAGTACCTTTAAGATGCTCTCTAATTCTCATATTAAAGGGCTTTGTTACATAATCACCGCTTGTTTCGTATAGCCTATCAGCAATATATTTGCCAAGTTCAGCTAATTGTGTTTCTTTCTGATCTTTGATTATGATACCTTCTTGAATATCAGCAATCGGGAAGAATGTTCCTGTGTTAGCAGTAGAGCGAACGCGAGAGGTGAGAGTGGGTAGAAGCTTCAGCCGTTCTGCACCAGGCGCTGCGAAGTTAGTAGAACCTGTTGCATTATCAAGAGTGCTTGAATCTTCATTAGAATCGACAGTTGATTCTGCAACTTCAAAGCCCAGAAGTTTAGATGGTGTAGTATTATATTTTTCTACGATATGAAACTGACTAGGAACACGAACAAAATGTCCTTTATTATAAACAATACCATCACCAACAAGGGCCCTAAATCCTTTACCCGTAGATGCTGCCACAACAGTATTTGCTGCTACAACAAACGCATTAGTAGCATGATTTCGTACTGTTATAACTTCGTTGTCTGCAAATGCTTTCGTAGCATTATCTGTGCCAGAATTCATATAATTGACGAATAGGGTAAAGTTACCACCAGTAGAAGCGGCTGCCTCTGATCCATCAACAATAGAAATAATCTTAGCTTGAATTCCTGAAGTTGTTCCCACAGCAATAGCATTCGTGAGTGCGCCTAAGGTATAGAAATCAGATGTTACAATAGAACGATTGTTCGCATCTTTATCTCTGACTTTGACATATCCTACTTCATCCACATTAACCTGAACACCAGTGATAACTGTACCATCCTTGAGAATCTCATTGAAGCCACGCTCAATCTGATTCTGCAAGATAGTTTGGAGTTGCGTTAACTCTCTAGCTTGTACAGCATATCCAGGACGAAATAGAACACGATGGAAGTTTTTTGCTTCATCGTAATCATCATAGAAAGGACTTTGATTTAGATTTGTTTCGATTGGCATATGAATATTACCCTTAGAAGTCTAGAATTATTTTGATATCTTCAGTCTGGTCTAGTGATCTCGTTATCTTAGAGATATTTTCAGTGTGTAGAAATTGTCCTGAGAAGGTATTTGCTTCTGGACCAGTAATCGTAGAAACAGTCGCTACTTCAGTTGTGCTTCCTCGTTTCAATAGAATATCATCTTTTGTAAATGGAACTATATCAGCATAGCTCTCTACGTTATTTATATACATTGTAAAGAAAGATGTGTCAGCAGTTACTTCATCATTACGAATATAAATTATATCAGCATTAGCACCCTTCACAGCATTTGCCATAGCTACAACAGAATTTGCTCTAACAGTAGGACTTAGTTCTGTTACAAATTGAAGAGTCCCCAATTCGGCTGATAATCTAGCACGTTCATGTGTAATAGTATCACCAGCAGCAAAACTATTAACAGGCGTCGAGCCACTCATACTTTTGTATGATATAAGAAGTTCTGTGGCTAATCTTAGATTTACTGGACTATTCGATGTGTTTGCTATTTTCTCTGCTGCTATAGGTGCGTTAGATGAATCGACTTTTAAAATCGGATCTTTAAGGAGACTAATCGAACGGAAAGAAGTATTCGCAGGAATATATCCGCGGGCAGTAGAAGAGACACCAAGGCTAGCTTCAAATTGAGCATTAAGTATCAACTTATCACCGCCAAGTTCTCTGATCGCATCTTTACCATGGCCACCTATAGGAGACATAATAACATTAGCTGTTGCGCCTGTACCATGACTTGAGTTTGCGGTGATAAGTACAGATGCTCTTCGATACTCTGTTCCAGTAGTTATCATAAACACGTTTGCTATAGCACCAGTGCTTGTATTAATCTTAGAATATGCTTTTGCACCAAGACCATCACCAATTACAGTAACAGTAGGAGATATGATCATTGTAGAATCTGTATTAGGCAAAGTTTGAAAAGCTGTATTAACAGTCAGAGTTTTTGTAGCGCCGGTATAATCAACAACTCGCCTTAATTGTCCTGAGCCTGTTCCACTCTTAACGTAGATGCTAGAACCATTATAGAAGTTATCTACAGGCGAAGCTGTATCTCCAGAAGCAGTAGACATTGTTACCGTTGTTGTCGTTGCTGAATCTGGAACACCATTCGTTAATTGCTGATATCCACCGCCAACATTGACAGTTTCGATTACTTCAATTGCGCCATTCGCGGCTGCATTGTGGACTAATGTCTGTCGATCACCCTCTGTTGAACCATCTGAAGATAAAACATTCTGTACAGGCATATATGCTGCTGTCATGAACTTGTCAGCCCTACCGAGACTGACTGTATACATATACTTCCAATGATATCCATCAGAAGTAGTAAATCCAGATGTTGAGAATCCAGAAGGACGAACTGTAGAAGTTCCGCCCTTATTATTCTTTAAACATTTATATACGTTGTTCTGTTCTGTTATGACATAAAAAGATCGGCCATACAAGTTTGTATCTCTATCACGATACATTGCGTATACTGTTCCAGTAGCCCAATTATGTCTGGGTACAACATGAGACACATCACCTGCTGTGATCTTTTTACCTGCCCATGCTTGCCGCCACAATTCATAGTGTTTATCTTGATCTGTCTCAACTGGTGTAGGTGTGGTACCTTCATCAGCGTAAGCTTCTGCTCTACCCAAAATAGCATACAAAACTGTAGACTGTTTTAACGCAGTAGTATCAGCTAATGATAATGAATCCTTAAAGACTTTAGCATTATGAATGCTGAGTTCTTTTGATATATATTTAGGCATTAAGATACCGTTCCCGTATAATAGTGTGCATTAG